TCCCTGCTTCTTGCGTGGTCAGGCCACCCTTGCCGTATTTCCTTCGAAGCTCGAGACCACGACGCGCTGCGGCACGAACAGACGATGGAGGGGCGAATGATTCAGCGTCGCCCCTCAGTCCTTTCCCATTGAATCTTCCATGCCCTCTTCTTCCTCTTCCGCGCCTCCAAGCTCTTTCATGAAAGCCATGTAGTACTCGTCGCCCATGTCCTTTTTAGGCTTGCGAGACATTCCGGCCTCAGACAAGGCAATCGCGAGGGCTTGCTGAGGGCTCTTTACAGGGTCGCCACTACTGCTTTTGAGCTTGCCAGCCTTGAATTCCCCCATGACAGTGCGAATTTTTGCCTGTCTTTCTTTCTTGGTCATTTTGCTCAAAGAGACTGCATCTATCCTAACCGCCTGGGCTCGTACATCTTTTGCAAATGAAATTGTCTGGACTTTCGATTTGTCCCGTTACTTGCGCCGCCACTTGTCCAAAGTCCTTTCCTCGATAGTATTCTTCAATCGTCATATCGTTCAGATTGGGGAGCTTAACTTCGGCGTGATAGTCCATGCAACACAATCGAATGTCTCCATTCCACATGACATGGAGCCATTCATCAAGACGGCTGCAATGGAACGGCGAACCTGGGCCAATGTCGCGAACCTTTCCAAAGTTATTCTCGCCAGCACCCCGCTCCTCTCTGTTGATTGTTCCAGCCCTGTCGTGATAAGTGAAATAGTCCAGATCAATCCACGAGAGATCAAACCCATGCTCTTTTGAAAGGTTGTACCAATACTCGAAATACTCTTGGCGCGAGAACCAATGACGCCCAATGCCAGTGCGAGAAGATCCACTCCCCCTAATTCGAATGTTTAGACGCCCCTTGGCTTCTTTAATCAAATTGATCAAATTAGAAGTGGATCGCTCGTGATTGATCTTCATGATTTCTTCGTGAGAAGCCTTATCAATGCCATGGTGGCTCACCCACACCTCATGGGGCTTGCCTTCCAGCAGCGGGATCAGGCGCTCGGTTTTATCCTTAGAAAGCAGCGCCCCATTCGTTGAGAGCTCAAGAACAGCTCCCGGGAACTTGCTCTGTATTTCCTCGCACAATTCAAAAATGCGCTTGTCAACAAACGGCTCTTGCATCAAATAGGGACAAATCTTGCCGCCATCTTCAATGCTCTCTTTCCATGGCAGCAGCATGTCCAAGATACGAGAAAACAGCTTTCTGTCCATCACGCCGTAATTGGCATGGTGCCAGCTTTCTATCCAGGGACAAAAAACGCAATTTGCATTACAGGCTCCTTGCGTTTGAATTTGAATGTTCTTGAGGCGATTCATCGGATGCGTGAGGGAGAGTTGTTATGGAAGGCGATGGGAGGAAGCGTGTAGCTTTTTAACAAGGGCAAATCTTCTTTTCGATAGGCGAATAGATGATGTTTGCAATCTCGCATGCTTTCTGTGTTGGCAATCATTTGCAGATCCAGCGGCAAGTAAGCCCGCGAAAAAACTTTGAGGAGCTTAGATAAGCCTTGCTTGGTAACTAAATAACCATCTGTGCCACATACATAGCCCCAGGTAAAGCCATCTTTGTTTCGCATGCTGCGATCATTGAAAAACACAAGATCCGCGTCTTCTGGCACTTCAAGAACCAGCGGTCGCATCACTTCAGTATCGTCCTCGAGAATCACAAGATGATCCATGCCCTGGTCAAGGGCATACTTCCAAAGGGCAATGGAAGAAAGTATCAGTGCCGCCTCGCCAGTGCGCTTCAATGTGTCTTTGTCATCGTCAATTTCCCAATCGATTGGTATTGGACTTTGTGCTTCTAGCTCTTTGCGAGACAATTGTCGGCCATCCACGGCTCCCCACCAATTGAATGCTTGTTCAATTTTGCCCATTTGATCGGCAAACTTCTTGCGTCGCTCATCTCCTTCAATGCTGATGCAGAAGACATTACTGCCTTCGCTGAAATCAATCCATTGAGTTTGTTGGCCAGGGAAGCTCGTCGTCCCCTGGCCTTTAGGCTTTTTTGCGAAGCCCTTCGCAGCGCTTTTCTTTGCCGTGACAAGCAGTTCCTTGACGATGCTCAGCATTTGCTTTTGGATGGAAGACCATGAGAGCTCTTGTTCATGTACGCGCTGATAACACCAGTCGCCGGCCTGTTTAAGGGCCATGCGATTGTTGTAATAGCTGGTCAAGAGCTCGGCCATGCTATCAGGCTCTGGCAATGGCCTCTCGAGCCCATAGTTCCTGTCTGTTTCAGAACCATGACAAGCAATGCGCGGAACGCCATGAAAGATTTCCTTCAGGCTTGTATGGTCTGGAACCAATTGGGCCACGCCCGTGGCGGCATGCTCTGTGTTGACCAGGCCCCACCCTTCGCCAATGCAAGTATTCACGCCAATGTCGACGGCGTTGTACACCTTGTTCAATTGTTCAATGGGAAGGCAATTGCTGGTTGAAAAATGCGGACTTGTAAGAATGAGCTTGCCAGTTGCGTCGTAACCCTCGTCTCGTGCCACGCGCTTGAATAGAGGCACCAAGTCCCATCCCATGTCTTTTTTGCCCATATTGAGCCACAGTCTTGCGTCTGGCTTGTCCTTGGCAAATTTGATAAAACCCTTGATCGTCAAGTCGATGCGCTTGCGCGGCTGATTTCTGTTGCCATTGAACACAATGAAAACATCCTCGGGCACCCCCAGCTCCTTGCGGCACTCTGCCTGATCGAGACGGAAGAACTTCGAGAAGTCAGTGCCATGCCCCACGACGCGGATTTTGTCTTTGTAACCAATCTTTCGGATTTCTTCTGCCCCGAATCGCGTGTAAGTGGCAATGCCGTCCCATTCCTCTAGCGCAGGCAGTAGTTCAGGAAAGAGTCCATAGCTATCGATTGGCGTGTAGACAAACCACTTGAAACCCAGGGCCTCCTGGAATGGCTTAGCCGCTTCCCAGAGATTGATGGCGCACCAAATATCATTCGTCACCCACACCAAGTCCGGCTTGACGATCTGCAAGAGCTCTGCCAAGCGATGGCTGCCAAACGGATCAGAGCCGTGAGCCATGGCCGGATACATCTTGCAATGCTTCTGCATGGGATCTGGATCGCCGTACCAGTTGACTGCCAGCACATGTACGTCGTGCTTCTCTGCAAGGGCTGGAAGCAGGTATTCCGCCACTCGCCCAAAGCCCGTTTGGCAAGCAGCGTCGCCGCAATAAAGGATGGTTGCCACAAGGAAAAAGAATCTCGCTAGATCCTAGTGGCCTCGCTCAAACCGGCACTGCCGCTGGCTGCTGCCTTAAATACCGCACGCTGCAGCGGCACCTAGCTCCGCATTCACATCGCCGGCCAGGGAGCGGCAAGGTGCCAATAGGAACTATTCCTTGGGAAGCATATCGGAGACAGTCGCCGCAGTGTTGCGCTTGGCTGTCCAGAATTCTTCGCATAAGGCTATACCCTTGCTCTTGTTGCCGAAGCTCAGTCCCCTGCCAATAACCACCTCGAACGCTCTGAGCATATAGGCCAATACGAGCAAGAGCCATGGGAGCAGAAACAGCCCCAGAAAGCAAGTCCCGAACAAAACCCTGTAGATAAGTATATTCTTCACGAAGTCGCTGACCGATGCGACCGTATTCTGAACTGCCCATATTGGCGCGACCGCCATAGCCAATAACCGCTGCCTGAATATGAGCAGCTTTAAGCGATTCGCGGATACTGCCCTGCCACTGGTCAAGCGTAATTTGCTCATCAACCAACATGCGCGTAAAGCGCCGCAGTTCTGCGTCCAGCTTATCTATGCGCTTGTCCAAAAGCTTCTCCACTGAAGCTTTGCTTAAGAATCGGCCTTTCTCGTCCCGGTAACGTCCGCTTCGCTGGTCATATGACCACTCGGCGTCCATTCTGCTGGACAGAATGCTTTCGCTGAAGCCGCCAATATCATTCAGCATCGTCAGCTTCCAGGAGATCCTTAAAGCGCTCAGGGGCTTCCTCTTTCCATTGCTGCAGCGCTGCGTCTACATCGGCTTCGCTGATGAAAGAGGCTTCATCAATATCGCCAAGCATCAAGCCTTCAACCTTGACCGGCTCGATGGCATCGACTTTGCTGCTGACCAGCTTTGCAGCTCCTTTGCGGTCTGGATTGGGGTCGGCCTTGCGCTTGCGAGCAACGATTGTCTGACGCTCTTCTCTACTCATAGCCTCGGCCTTGGCTTTGGGGAGGCACTTGGGCTTTCCCTCTTTTTCCTCGCGCCCGCCGCATTCTCCGAGGATCTCCCCATTGGCGCCAATTCTCACCCACTCCTCTTTGAACCATTTGTCCAGATCGTCGTAGTTGACATCGCCATTGTCTCCCTTGAAGCCACTGCCGCTGCCGTGCTTCCTTTCATAAAGCTCTTTGTATTTCTGAACCATATAGGCGCTGGCATAGGCACTGGGCCACACTTTGAACTTTGCCTTGGCTGCGGCAATTGCCTGCTGATGCAAATCCTTGTCCTTGAATTCAACATCGCCACGCACCTTCTCTAAGTCCCGAGGAAGGAATAGGCCAGCGGAATCCTCCACTTCCCTGCTTCCATCCATGGGAAGAGTGCCGTTTTCTTCATTCATGGGGTCCCGACCTCCGGGAGGCACAGCCAAACCACTCCCCTTCTGAGTGGAGCCACCCCCTCCCTGAGTAGGAAGCTCGCGTACCACAGACGGATCGAGAGTGAGCTCCATTGACCACTCAGACCCCCCATAACGGGCATCCGCCACCTCTTTGGGACTCAGCACGCCAAGCTGAATATACCGCCCGTCCACGGCCGCCACGCGAGCCCTCACGTCAGCCTTTTCTCGCTCATTAAGCTCAAACAAATTGTTGAACGAAATGCGCCAAGATTCGGGCATTCTGCCTTGCGTTGGCCCTGTCTTGCTGAGCATGATGTAAGTCATCAGCTTCTTCAAGGGGCGATGGAAAGTGGATTGTTGATAGTCCGCAAGCGTCTTTGCAAAATCCCTTTCTTCGCTGCGCCCCGTAGATCCAAGACCGCTAGGACTTTCGCCAAACAGCACTGTGTGCGGGATTTTTGAAGCGCCAATAATGTCAACGCGCATTTTTTCTAAGATCTCTCCAACGCCGCCAAAATTTCGGCTAATGAATTCCAGTTCTTCTTTTTCTGCATCAATTGCATAGCCGCGATACACGCTCTTGCTCATGTCGTTTAGTACTAAGCGATCTCGCACGTCTTTCTCTTTTCCTGCCGCAAGCATTTGAGAGAGGCCGCGAATTTTATGGACGAAAATGTCAAACTCGCACAATAAAGTGGCAGCGCTATTTAGGCCGGTCCAATAGTGCTTAAAGCTTTCGTAAATAGTCTGCAGACTGCTCATTCCCCACCCATAGTTTCTCTGTCTAATGCGATAGGGAAGCCAGTCGCCATCAAAGCGCAAAATTCTGTCTTTATGAATCTTGACTAGCTGCGGCTGGTTAATAAGATCGCCGGAAATGATTTGATAGTAAGTTGCCTTGGAATAGTCGTACAAATTATCTTCGTTAATAAGCGGAGCGATTTGCCACCGATCTAGAACCTCCATGCCCTCCACTGCATAAATGCGACTCTTGTCGACGGGCTGGTCGGCAGGGCGACCATCGTCAATGTAAAGAAGGATGACCGAACCTCCATAGAGCCTGGAATTCTTAGAGGCAAGCATGAAGTTTTCAAGAATGTACAAATCCTCAATCACTTGCTCGATGCCCACCACCTCTTCGGCAGCGGCTCCCTCACCGCCGAACAAAACTTTGAAGCCTTTGCGAGTGGCCTGCTCTGCATAGATGTCGACGATCCTTCGTGGCAGCCACTCCCCGTAGAGCCCCTCGAGCTCCTCTTGTGACAGAAAAATAATTGGCTGTGTCTGCGTGGACAGGCTTTTGTCTCGCCCGGCAATTCCCATGCCCGTCAAGGCATTGGCTAGCCCGTCATTTCGCAGGCCACCCACGGATGCATGACCAAGATCCACCACTTCTTCAGACATTGTTCACACAACAGGCTTGCATCTATTCTAAATGTGGCTACCATTGGGGCGATGTTTTCGTTCTTTATGCCCACGCCCATTGAATTCGTCTTCTCCGAAGAGGAAAGAAAGCATGCAATGGAGGAGGGATATAGGCGACAATCGGTCAATGAGGCCAAAGGGCTTCGTGGTCGAAACAAGGGTGCTGCTCGTGGCGACAAAGCTCTTGAAATTCACTTGCTTGGCGCAGCAGGGGAAATGGCCGTGGCCACCTTGCTGGGCCTTAAGCATGAGCTCTACAAGGAGAGCGAAGCTCGACGCGGGTCGGACGATCTGCCAGGCATCGACGTAAAAACGCGATCAAAGCACTCATACGACCTCATAGTTCAAAAAAACGAAGACCCGCGTAAAAAGTTTGTTCTCGTGACCATCGAAAACCAAAAAACCTTCATCCATGGCTGGTGCTGGGGAGAGGAGGCGATGGAAGAAAGGTTTTGGGCTGATCCGGCCAGGGGGCGGCCTGCCTACTTCGTTCCCAAAGAATTTCTTCGTCCAATGAGCACCCTGAAGCCCCATGCTTTCGTGCAGTGATTTTGCAAAGCACGTTCTAAAGCTAGAACTTTGGCCTGAGCAAAAAAGAATCCTCGATGCCTATTTTGGTGGCAACAAGACCCATGCCGTATGGGCGCTTGGTAGACGGTGCGGCAAGACGCTCATGGCCTCGATCGCTGCACTGTATGCCTGCTTCGTTCTGGAAGAGCATTACAGGCGCCGTGTAAGGAAGTCCGAAAAATGGTACATCTTGACCATCGCCAACGACCAGAGCCAGGCCAAACTAGCCCTTAATAACATTCGGCAGTTGCTGATGGACAGTCCTTTGGTGAATGAGATCACTAGGGAAACTGCCACTGAAATTGAGACCAGTAACAACTGCGTGTTCCAGGCGATTCCAGCATCCGCCCGAGCCTCTCGAGGCAAGGCAGTAGTAATGCTGATCATGGACGAGCTTAGCTTCGCGATTGAAGGTGATGCAAACCGAGGGGCCAAGGCAATTTACGATGCTCTCTCCCCGTCCATTGCTCAGTTTGGTCAGCATGGTCGCATCCTTGAACTTTCCTCACCTTGGCTCACAGACGGCCTCTTCTACCAGCATTACTGCGAGGCCAAGTCTGGAGAATTCCCCTTTATGCAGGCAGTGAATCTCCCAACGTGGGAGGTCAATGTCAATTTGCCGTGGGGATGCCCATTTCTTGATGCTGAACTCAAAAGAGATCCCGACAAATTCTGGGTGGAGTATGGCGCTCAGTTTGCCAAGAACAATACAGCCCTGCTTGCAACTGAAATCATAGATGCAGCAATCAACAAAGAGAGGAGTGTGCTTTTTCCAGAAAAGGAATTTACTGGCACCTATGTTCTTTCTCTTGACCCGGC